GTAGGACTTTCTCAAGGCGACTTATGGTTTGATAGTCAAACAAATCAGTTAAGTGCTTGGAACGGATCTAACTTTGTATTGATTGGTCCACAAAGCGCACCAGGATTTGGTACATCACAGATTGTTACTGAAGTAGTAAAAGACAATAATAACACTTCACATGTTATATTACGTGCTGTTGTTGGCGGTATTACTACAGCAGTGTTTAGTAACGATGATGATTATACACTAGATAGTTCAAATACACTCGCAGGATTTAGTGAAACCGGCCGTCAAATTAAAAAAGGTATTACATTAAACAGTGTAAATGGTACAACTGGTATTAGTGATAGTGCTGGCTTTAGATTCTTTGGTACAGCAAGTAACGCAGAGAAATTAGGCGGGCTTGATCAAACTAGATTTGTTAGAACAGACGGTTCAGAAGGATTTACAACTGCTCAGTCGTTTGCTGACTTAGGCTTTACTGTTGGTAATCCTGTTAAGGCATTAAAAATTTATATCAATAGTGATCAAAATCCAGCAATTGAAAATCAAGTTAATGGAAAGATTACTATTTCATCAAGTAATCCTACTCAACCTACAGATAAGTTGGATTTTTTAACATTTAGTAGACAGCAAGCATTTGTTACTGATTCAGATAGTTTAAATTCAATATATCCCGGAGCAACTGGGCTAGTAAATCTTGGATTAGAATCACGTAAGTTTAAGAACATATGGTCAGAAAACTTAAAAGGTGAATTAGTTGGAGACGTTCACGGTAATGTTATAGGCGATGTTACAGGCGACTTATACGCACAAACAAGTCCTTCTACTACAACTAAAATATTTGATCAAGCAACACAACAATTTACAGCACAACAATTTACAGGACAATTTGTTGGTTCACTAAATGGACTGGCAGCATCAGCAATTACGGCAAACAAATTAACAAATTTAGATCCTAGTGATGTACATGTTCCAGGTTTTAGTACAGTACCAACTCGTTCAGCAACTGGTACAATTAGTGCTATATTATTTGACGGTAAGTCAACAGATACTCAAAGGATAGATGGTAAGGTATTAGATGTTAATAAAAATCCTAACACTGTTGTACTGCGTAGTATTGGCGGCGATGTTGATGCTAGATTTTTTAACGGAGTTGCTTCAGCGGCCAAGTACGCCGATTTAGCAGAAAAATATACAACTGATAAAACGTATCCAATTGGCACAGTAATGATGATAGGTACAGAAAGTCATGAAGCACAAGCATGTACTGATGTAGGGTTTCCGATAGGTGTTATATCAGCAGAACCAGCATACTTAATGAACAGCGAAATAGATGGCCAAGCAATTGGCTTAAAAGGACGGGTTCCAGTGCGTGTTGTAGGTCCAATTACAAAAGGACAACCAGTTTATGTTTCAAGCCAAGGAACAGCAAAATGGACTTCTGTGTTGTTACATTATCAAATGGTTGGGATTGCTCTTGAAAGCAGTTCTAATCCAGAAGAAAAATTAATTGAGTGTGTACTTAAAGTATAAATATACGCATATAACGAGGAATAATTAATGACACAAGCAAATGCAGGCGATCCAATTCTATATTCAGATTGGGACGCAATACAGTCAGTCATTTATGAGCAGTTAGGGCCGCTTCAAGAAGTTGCCGGGTCTCCGGGTGTATTTGTTGAAGGCAAAGGCTACGGATTAGCTCAGAGCCAACTAAACAGCAGAGCCTATCCATTCACAAGATCAATTATATCAATAAGTTCTGAAGTACAACCAGTTGTGCAATTTGATTCAGATCATCATTTAGTACCTGGTGAAGTTATCTTCTTTCAAAATTTTAATAACTCATGGGGCGGCGAGCCTATTTCAACTAACTTTGCCACAGTACAAGCAGTTAATAATAGTACAGAAGTTCTTATAGATTTTTCTACATTTGGATTCACACCATGGGGATTAGGCGACACTGCCGAAGCGGTTCAGTACTACATTAGCGCAAATCAGTTTGCTAACTTAAGAGCAGATTTAGTACTGGCAGTAACACATATTTGTGGAGGAGTACCAGGACCTGGAAGGTTTTTTCCAGACGGAACCGGAACAGAAATCGCAACACCGCTGAGAGGAGATATTATCTATAATAGTGTTTATCTACCTTATTATACTATTTCAACAAAAGCTAATCAGTTCAAATATGTTTGTAATTTGGATACCCAAACCTCTACAGCACTGCCAAATACCTACCCTCCTTCGGCTAATAATACAAATTCGTGGAACGGACTTACAGAATATCAAATGAGGCTTACATGGCCTGGCACAGGCACCAATGCCGCCTTTGATTTTATGCAATTTTTTAATACAGGCGGCCTTGTTAAAGTTGATATGGAAAATATCGATGCTTCAAACACTCAAAGTGGTAGTGGTGGTAACAATCAGGCACTTAACAATGCGTGGGCTGACCTAATGAATTCAGTGTTTCCAGTTCATATTGGAGCATATGGCAAGAATGCCATGGGTCTTTCCGGAGACTCTCGAACAATTTCTAATTTTGGCGTATTTGACTTAGGCCAAAGTATGCAAACAATTTTGGAACAATTTCAAACCGGCGGCTATTCTGATTATAGTGATCACTATATTAGTATCCAAGCTAGACAATCAACCTTCCAACGTGCCATAGAAATTTTAGTTCAGTTAAGAGATACGTCAGCTAGTAATTCTTTTGCTTCTAGAGTTGACATTGATAGAAAACTCGTAATTTCATTTGTACATTCAGTTGGCGCAATCCCACTTGCCATTAACCCATCACAAATTGCTGTAACTAGGATTGCTGGCTGGACCTAAGCCAATAATCATAATAGTAGCATATTTCTAGCATAAGTAATTGTATGCGAGGACTATTATGAATAAAGAATCTATACAGCAAATTATTGATGTTTCAGATAAGCTTCAATTATTAAATAAACAAAAACTTAGAGCAATCGAACGATTTGAATCTAATACTACATTAGGTTACAATGGCGGTCTTTTCAGTGTGTCTACTCATCTTTTAACCTATGTGAATTACTTATTACATTGTAAAAGAACACACAATATTGTAGTGTTAGATACTAACAATTTACCAATTTTAATAGAAGACGTTACAGATTTTAACAAGCGCATACAAGACGCTTATTACACAGCCCTTGACATTTATCATAATGATATTTCAGAACTTAATCGACTTCAAACAGATGCCGCCAGATTTATTAATTTGGAGTCTTAATGTCACAGGGATTCTTACTTTTTGCTCACAATAACGGAGAGGTTGATTATCTTAAACTAGCACAAATATGTGCTAAAAGAATTAGGAAATATTACGACAATGTGCTAATAGCACTAGTAACTGATGAGATGTTTGAATCGGATAATTTTGATTATGTTATTAGTACTGATATAGATAAAGACAACAAAAGAACGTTAAACAATAAAGTACAATACTTCCATAACACTTCGAGGCTTGATGCGTTTAGGTTATCGCCGTTTGATGAAACTATTGTTATTGACGTAGACTATATTGTAAACAGCAATTTACTAGGAAACTACTTTGGAAGTCGAGAAAGTTTTTTAATGGGTACTGTTAATAATTTTTATGATGACCGAGAGCCTGTATTGCGTGGCATGACAATGAAATGGGCAACTACATTATATTTCAAAAAAGATAATATCGCAAAAGCTATTTTTAATCAGGCAATGTTAGTTAAAGAAAATTATAGTTTTTATAAAAACATTTACTACTTTACAGCACAAAATTTTAGAAATGATTATGCATTCACAATAGCAGAACATATCGTAAAAGGAATGTCATCATCTGTTAGTATGCCTAAGATAAATTTTTTAGCAAGTATACAAGACGAGATACTAGAAGTAAAAGGTGACAGATTTGTATGTTTGATTGATAATCTTCCTTGTGTTTTTACAGGCACTGATTTACATTTTTTTAATAAGCAAACTATCTTTGATTTTGAAAAGGATCTAATATGATAAATTTTGGTTATTTGTTAATTGTAAACAACGATAAAACAGGCGAGTACCATAATATGGCTTCTATACTTGCTAACAGTATTATTCGAACACAACCTAAAGGTTACGATTCAGTATGTTTAATTACAGATGATAAAACTAGGGTTAATTCAGATATTGCTTATCAGAGAGTAGTATATACTGATGATACAATCAAAGGATGGGATCAAAGAAACTATATGCTAAAATATTCTCCTTACTTACATACAGTGTGTTTGGATGTAGATATGTTTTTTACAAGAGATATTAGCCATTGGATTGATTACTTTATAAACAAATCATCAGGATTAGTTATCACTGATAAGGTTTTAAAGTTTAACAATCAACCAATTACTAGTGTTGAATGTCGTCCGGGTTACAAAGAAAATAATATTCCAATTCTATACAGTGGGTTTACATACTTTAACAAGTCCAAAGGAATTACACAGAAGTTTTTTAAATTAGTTGATTATATTACACAAAATAAAGATACGTTTAAAAACTTATACATGAGTAACAATAGTCCTAAAGTAGTAGGTACTGATGAAGTTTTTAGTATAGCGGCACATATATTAGGTATTGAAGATAAGGTAAAAACTACAACATCATTTCCAAAATTTGTACATTTAAAATCAGAGTTACAGGATGAAATAGGTGTTGAATCAATTGATTTAGATTTAGGTTATTACTTAGATGATAACGCAAATATAACAGTTGGTAATTTCCTTCAAACTGAAATTATACACTATTCTGAAAAGCAGTTTCCTGGATACCAAATACATAAACTTTACAAAAGACTTTTTTTATCAGGATTTAAAAATGTATAGAATTGGCTTTGACGATGCTGGAAACATAGTTTCATATACTGGTAACAAAGGTTATATTCTCCCCGGATGTAATTCAGCAGAAGTACCTGAGGAATATACCTACCTTTTTAATTTAGTTAACCAAGGCAAGTTACGTCTCTCAGAAATTAAAGTTGATATAGAAAGTAAGAAATTAAAGTTAATTAATTTACTAGATACTCAAAAAAACATAGATGTTACACTAGGAAAATTTATAGAAATTTACTTTAACAAAGAAGAATGTGATCTCAATATTACATTTAAAACAATTGATAGTAAGCCTCACATAGTAGTTGAATCAACATATAATGAAGATCGAGAGTTTAAAATTTATTTAACAAGAAAAATGAATATAAATTATCTATATCAAACTATTTGTTGTGAAACTAACAAAGCAACCACAGTTGAAATTGATCAACTAGATTATAGAGATATTTTTAGTAATAATTTTAGTTTGTATTATCAAAAGCAATTTAACACAGCAGGATACCGCATAGTATGAAAACAAAAGATTTAGATATTATTTTTATCAGTTACGATGAACCTAATGCTGAAGAAAATTGGGCAAAACTAAAAGCAGTAGTTCCGTGGGCAAAGCGTGTACATGGTGTAGAAGGTAGTGATAACGCACACAAAGAAGCGGCAACTCTTAGTGAAACAGATTGGTTTGTAGGTGTTGATGGCGATAATATTATTGATCCAAAGTTTTTAGATATTGTAATTGAAGATATACAAGGAATAAACTGTTATAGTTGGTGCGGAACAAACGTAATTAACGGACTAATATACGGCAATGGCGGTTTGAAAATATGGAATAAACAGTTTGTTCTCGGTATGAAAACGCATGAACAATCAAACTCTGATAGAGCGCAAATAGACTTCTGTTGGGAAAGAGGGTATCAAAATTTTCCACAGTCATTTAGCACAACAGTTATAAACAAAACTCCACACCAAGCATGGAGAGCAGGGTTTCGTGAAGGAGTTAAGATGCTAACTGTACGAGGAGTATTGCCTCCTATTCAAAATCTTAAAAAAGAAGTACCTTGGCAAAATTTACATAGATTAAGGATTTGGTGCTCTGTTGGAAGTCATATTGAAAATGGAAATTATGCGATACTAGGAGCAAGGATGGGAGCTTGTAAAGCATATAGCGAATGGGATTATATTAATGTACGTGACTTTTCAATACTTGATGATCTATTCAAACAAGTAAAAGATTTGCCTGAACATGATATTATTGAAAAAATTAAACAGCACGGTAAAGAAATGCGTCAAGCACTAGGTTTAAATTGGGCATATTTTGATCATGAACAAAGTTTACACATGATAGAGTTATACAACGAAGCATTATTATTAGGCAATACTTACTTCAATAAGGATAAGATATGGACAAATGGTTCTTAATATACGATGATCCTTATGCTAAAGTAAACTATGCTAAAGCAAAGGAAAAACTTGTAACACTTAAAAAACTAGTAACAGGTAAAGGTATACACAGAAGTCATAGAATGTGTGCTGATCAAAGTCTTACAGATAGATTTATTGTGTTAGATGCTGACTGCGAATTGCTAGATAGTTTTTCTTATACAAAGTTGTTAACCAGTTTAACTAACGAAAAGAAAGTATTTGTTTTTAGATCAATCAATCCAGTTAACAATCTAGTATATGGCCACGGCGGAGTCAAAGTGTTTGATAGAAGATTGTTTGATAATAATATTGCTGTTGATATGACTACAGCATTTGATATTACAACTGTGGATTACATAACAAATATACATAGGTTTAACAGCACTGCATTTCATACTTGGAGAACAGCATTTAGAGAGTGTGTAAAATTATCAAGCGGTGTTATAAAATTAAGAAATACACAAGATGACGAATATAGATTAACTACTTGGTGCGAAAAATTTAACAATGTTGAGTACGCAGATTATGCCAAACTAGGAGCACTAGCCGGAAGAGAATACGGTCATAGTTCTAAAGATCTAAATAACATTAACGACTTTAAATGGCTTAGAAATAAGTTTGAGGAAATTAAATAATGTTTTGGAAACCATCTCCTAACAAAAAATATAAAAAGATTGCCACTAAAATTGGTAAAGGCTTTTGTACAGCAAAATGGAATCATGTAAGTATACACTTACACACAGGTGACAATCATAGTTGTTACCATCCTGGTATGCAAAAAGTTAGTTTAGAAGAACTAAAGGAAAACCCAAGCGCATTACACAACAGTGAATATAAAAAGAAACAACGTCAAATGATGTTAAATGATGAACGTCCTCCTGAGTGTAGTTATTGTTGGGCTTTAGAAGATTCTGGTTCATTAAGCGATAGGCATTTTCGTAGTGCTGAGTTTGAAGAGATGGAAAAAGGTACTATTGATAAAATTAAATCAATGCCCTGGGATGCCAATGTAGCACCTAAATACTTAGAAGTTAGTTTTGGTAATGAATGTCAAATGAAGTGTGCTTATTGTACTCCTAGTATCAGTAGTGCTTGGGAAAATGAATTTAATAAGTTTGGCGACTATCCGTTACAACAACGTGAGAATCGCAGACAATATCATGCTAATAATAAAAACAGAGAAAATTGGATTTTTAAAGAAAAGAATAATCCTTACATTGACGCATTTTGGAAATGGTTTCCTGAAGTATATCCTCAATTACATACTTTTAGAATTACAGGCGGCGAACCGTTATTAAGTAGTAATGTCTTTAAAGTAATGGAGTATATTAGAAATAATCCTAATCCAAACTTAGAATTCAGTGTTAACACTAATATGTGTGTTCCACAACGTAATCTTAACAAGTTTATTGATAAAGTTACTGTGTTAACACAGCAGAAAAAGATTGACCGATTTCAGTTGTTTACTAGCATTGATACTTGGGGAGATCAAGCTGAATATATACGAGGCGGAATGGATATTGATCTTTGGGAACGTAACGTTGAAACGTTTATGAATGCTGTACCACAAGCACAATGCGGGCTTATGATCACCGTTAATTTCATGTCTGTGCACCGTTTTAAGGGTCTACTAGCGCGGATACTGGAGTGGAAGCACAAATATAACACCTTAACACACAAACGCTTTACAATAGACACTCCGTACTTATTAGAGCCAAAACATCTTAGTTTACAGATACTTGATGATGCTACTTTGGATAAAATGTATGACTGTTTAGAGTTTATGAAAAGCAATCATTCAAATTTTAACCTATCCAAATTTAACGATACTGACATTACAAAATGGGAACGTGTAATTAAATGGGTAGAATCTAACCGTTTTACAGACCTTGAATTAATCAATCATAGAGCTGACTTTAGTAAGTTTGTAGATGAATATGATAAAAGACGAGGAACGAACTTTTTAGAAACGTTCCCCGAATTAGAAGATTTTTATAACGAGTGTGTTAGTTATTCAAGTCCTGTGCCAACGGAAAGATTTCGGAAATAACCTTAGCGCAAGCATGAGCAATGTCCATATGCTCTTTTTGTGTACCGTTAGCACCACGAAGTTCAATATAATGTATCCAACTACGCAATGTGCCGTTCATGTACAGTCTTGTCTTAGTAATACCTTCCGGTAGTACTTTACGGGCTTGTTCTTTAGCAATGCCCTTTTTTATTGCCCAATCATACTCTTTTTTAGCTAATACAGCAATTCTCATCTGAGCATGTAACCAATCTAATTGTAGTTTTTTGTCGTCTACATCAATTGAATTTTGTCTATTCTTTTCATCTTGTAAACGTGCTTCACTATATTCAAACATATCGCCTTGTTCGTCTGGGTTAGCATAACGTTGACTAAACTCCTGAAAAGCAAAACTTCTATGTCTTACAATTTGATGAGCAATATCGCGAGTGGTATTAATTTCTAAACATGCGCTTACCATTTCTAATGGTGACCAGTGAGCATGTTTGATCAAGTACTTAATTAGTTTTTCACTAGTTTCGCTATTCATTTGATTAGCTGGATTACTTACTCTAGCACAGTAGGCAATTAGTTCTTGACAATCGTCTAGCCCTAGTTCGTCTGGTGCTTTACTATAAGAAATTAGTTTGACCTGTGTCATCATTAGTCCTTCATGATATTTTTAGTTTGATCGTTGATTTCTTCTTTGAGCTTTTTAACGTTGATATTAAAGTTTACTTGCTCAACTTCCTTAGATACTTCTTTAAGAGCTGACATTAACTTAGCAACTATATCCTTTTCGTTATTAAAAGGTAGTTGTTCAGTAATGTCAACCTCCCATATACGTCCGTCTTTAAACTTTAACTCAACACCGTGAACATACCTAATAGGCATGCTATTCATGTAGATGTGTTCGAAAACCTCCGGCCATTCTTCGATAAGATTCTTAGGTGGGCGGATAGTTTTCTTTTTACGCACTTACATCTTCTTTTGTCTTAGTGGCCTTCTTTTTTGTTGGTACTAATTCTTCAGCTTGACGTCTTAGTGCAGCCGCTTCTTTGCTTAACCTATCAGCTTGTGAACGGTAAGACTTCGCTAAATCATCATCACTTAATGGTGCGTTAGCATCTTGTTTTACTTCAGTTGGTGCTTTTTGAACTGAAGGATTAACGTCTCGAGCAGTAGCAACTGTTTCTTCAGTTTCTGTAACTGATAACTGATCAACTGTAACACCTTTTTGTTCGGCGATCATTTGATTAAGTTCGCTTAATACAACAGTGTTAGTACTTGTTGGAGTCATAGTAACTTGACTAGTTCCAACTTTCTTTAGACGTCCGTCAGTATGTAATGCCATAAGCATTTGTCTACCGTCTGGAAAATAGCGTCTTGAAAGTACATCAGCAAGTTCATTTGCTGTTTGTGCTTGATCGCTTTCTACGACTTTCATTAGTTCATCGTGTTGAGCATCTGTTAAACGTGATACATCAACAACTAATGCTTGATCTGATTCTCCAGGCAATGTACGATATGCTACTAAACACTTAGCATTATTGTTATTCATTTTACCTGTATGCTTTAAATTTTTAGCCATGGGTTTCTCCTTATTGCGCTGGCGCTGCCGGCGCTGTTGGTTGAGCTCCTTGATCTGCTGGTGCCGCAGGTGCTTCACCTTCAGCTTGTTTTGGTGTAACTGATTCTAAAAAAGAATTAAGTTTATTAAAAACTTTCCCAACTGATTCCATCTCGTTAGCTCTAAATGCGCCACGAGTTGATGCTACATCAATAATTGTTTTAATAGCATTAAGGTCATTGATAGTTAATTCTGCAGGTGCCTGACCTTCAGCGGCTGGCTGAGCTTGTGTTGCGGCTTCTGCGTTTTTTGCTTCTTCTGTCATAAGTTATCTCCTTGTATATGGACAGGCCAACATAAAGTATGTTAGCTCTTTTTGATCTTCAAATCCAACAAATGCTCTAGTGCCTGTTGAACCTTCTAAGTGGACTAGACAATATCTACCTTTAAGTTTATAATCAATCCATTCCGAAATTTGGTTATCCCAGAGAAACTCTCTGTTACCTAGATCGAATAAATGAAAAGAGTCTGGTGCCCAGTCGAGCTTTCTTCTTTTCAATATGCTTAATGGTGAAATGTCTAACATAGTGCTTGTATTTAAATAATAGCAGTTAATGGTTGTTTAATTCTGGATCATTCGTTGACGCAGTGCTTTGGTATATCCAAATTTCTTAACATCACCGCTAAACAAATATAGTTCAAATGCTGATCTTTCTGAAAACACTGTAATATCCTTCTTTGTTATGAAGTATGGAGTTTCAATAAATTGATCTAACCATACTAATATTTGTGGTGTTATTATGAACTTTCCTGGAAATTTAATTTTGTATAATTTAAGTTTAGCATCGTTAACAACAAAGTCAAGACCTTTCTTAGTCAAACGTAACCCGCCCGACTCTTTAGTTCTTAAGTTATACCACCACTCTACGACTTTTTCTTTAATAAGATCATCTTCTGGATTTATTTTAGCGGCTTGTAAAAACTTTGCTGTATAATCATCTTTGCTGATCATCACTCTTTAATACTTCGCCTTTAGTAAGTTTGACAACCTCGAAGCTTTCAGTTTTAAACATCCGATTCAATTTTCTAGCCAAGTTGTGAGCATGTCCGGGATTACTAAAAGATACTTTTTTGTACTTTGGTCCAGGATAGCTGGTAACTAGGCTGCCGCTCTTTAAATTGAAAGGAAACCCGTTATAAAACACAGCCCAGATTGCTTCTGCTTCTAGAATCTGTTCTACTTTGTATGTGTCTTTATTAGCAAACTCTAACAAGACTTTTGGCTTTGGTCTACTCATTTTATACGTAATTCCTTTAATTAACTACGCATATATTTATCTAATTAAAACTCGCCGCCGTCCATCTTGACATTAATTGATTGGTCTTCTACAGAAATACTTTGTATCTTAGTGCTTATATCGTTAATAGTTTGCGATAATTTAGACGATACAAGTGCTAAATCGTATACTAAATCTTTTCCTTCTTGAAGAGTAATCTTAATTTCTTTTTGATTACTTTTTTCAGCAGTTCTAATACGCTGTACTAACCTTTCGATGCTAGGCATTCTTTCCGGTAAGTTACTCATTTAGAAACCTTTGATAACATAGAACGCATTTCCATTTCTGTTTTGAAAGGTCCTTTGTAATCATATCGTTGAAGTGTAATTAGTTTAGGACAAAATGACTTAACCCATCCTTTATCAAACCTAATTGTATAGTAACCAGCACAATACAAGCTCTTACTGTCTTTACTCTTAGTAAACAACGGAAGTTTTTTCTTAATATCGAACATGCTATTATGGGGTTTAGTGCTAGTTGAGTAACCATGTACTTCGTTAGGTTGAGAGTTATCAGCTTCTCTCTTAATTTTCAATACAAAAAAGTCATTACCAAACTGTTGTAGTACGCTTTTTTTATTTGGAAAAAACTGTACACCATTTTCATTACTCATTACAAAACGTGTTTCGTCTTTTCTAAGTGTGGCAAATTTCTCACCGTCTTGTTCAACGATCCAAAACTTGTTTTCTATAATTGGTTTAGCAATTAATGTTGTCATTGTGGATACCTCGCATTTAATGGTTCAGCATAACTCTGTGCCTGATCAATAATTTTCTGTAGATCAAACAAGTTACAAAACTTCATAAGTCTAATACCTACTTGACTAATGTTTTTATTTTCTTCAATATTTTCAGCAATAGTGTTTGCTATAATTTCTTTAATATCATCAGGTTGACGTGTAAGATCAATAAGAACTTGATTACGTTCATAATCTTCAAGTACACGATGTTCTTCACCGTTATGATCAGTCCAACGCTGTAGCATTAGATTGTTCCAGTTAAAGCCTTTGCTATCACGATCTTCAAATGCTTCTGTTAGTCCTACTTTGTTTCTCGATCCCTTCGTTCTAACTCCCGGATAAGCTGAGAAAACGTTGTCACTTGTGTCTCCACGCATACATTTTTGGAAGAGGAGCCACTCTGGGATTGGAGCGGATTTGTCTTCTCCTGTTTTTTTGTCTTTAACTCTTTGTCCTTTGGCATTAAAATATCCTTCATGGGTTATAGTTGTTTCGCTAATACCGTTATACTGGCTAACATTCGGAGCGATAAGTTGCTCAAAGTCACTGTCTGTACTAATGATAACATGATCATCATTAGGATGACTCTGAGTCCATCCAGCAATTAGATCGTCTGCTTCTAATTGCGAATTCTGTAATACACTACAATTTGTTTTTTCGTTAATAAAGTCTTTGAATGTATCAAATGCTTCCCAAAACAATTTATCTTCTTCTTGTTCTTTCTCAGTTAATGCGGCACGAGCATCACTACGATTGCGCTTATACGGCTCATAGTAATCTTTACGCCAACTACGACCTTCTAGACAGAACACAACATGATCACCGTCAAAGTCCTTCCATGCCTTTCGAATACTATTCAGTGTGATATGGAATGCCATGCCAATTTTAATATCGGCATCACCTCTAACTACGTGTCTAGCACGAAAAAATGTGTTTGCTGTGTCTACTAGAATATATTTACTCATGATACTTCTGACTTGCCTTTCTCTATAGGAACTACGTTTATAAATCCTGCGTCTAACGATTTAGCTTCTTCACTACCTTCATCGTCAATTATATTACGAGCTAAGTCCTTAAACCAACGATCAACAATTTGTTCATCTGGGTCGCCGTCATAACCGTAACCTTCTTGTTTTAATTTTAACACGAAATACTCGTTCCAGTCAAGCTCAAAGAATCCATTTCTAATGTTTTCTGGATTAACTTGTGTATCAAGTACAGCAACCCAAGGTTCTTTCTTCTTAGTTGCTTGCTTCTTTTGTTTTTCTAACAGTTCTCGATGTTCGTCTACAGGATTTTTATTAGCACTAGTTTTAGTGTTAGTATCCTGTTTGTTAAACATTTTCTTTATAAAGTCCATAATTTATCCTTATGTTCCGATAGCGTTACCGAACAGGTATACGTGTACCCTTGCGGCTACATTATATCCTCGTTCAAATGCCATCTTAGCAACTGATCCGGCTGTTGCTGTTTGTTCTTCTTCTCTAGCACCGACTGGCATAACCCATACCGGATAGTCTACACCCTGTGCTTTAAATTGTGAGATAACATCTTCCATCTCAACCCATTGATGTTTTTTACTGCCAACAACAAACTTTAGTTGTCCTTTGCTTGACAACTTTCTGTATTGTGCTACAACTTCAGGCTTAATTGCTTTCTTTGATTTCTCACCTGCTACACTCCACAGTTTAGGACTTACACTAAAGAACAGTTCAATTTCGTTATCTGCTTCATAAGTCCAGTAATTAATAAATTCTTGTGTTAGTGCTTGTGTACCATTAGTTTCAAATGTAACACTAGCAGGCATATTGCTCATACGCTTGAACTCACGCATAATACCAATGAATGCTTCTTGTCCGTGTCTCATTAACGGCTCGCCACCTGTAACACAAAAGTGTTGTCTTTGTTGTGTAACAGGATGTAGAAACAATCCTTCTGGATTGCTATCTGTTTTAAGTGTATCAATAATTTGCTGTGCTAGTTCAACAGCAGTCTTTTGACCCATCAAGTGTTTAAACTTCTTGCTCCAAGTGTAACTACTATCACAACCTTTATCCCATACAGGCAAGTCTTCAACACGTTTTACTGTGCTTGTGTCAAACCGTTCAAATGGCAAATCATAAGTGTCAGGATTGCGAGGATCAATCTGTCCAAATCCATTACACTGTAGATTACATAGAAAGAAACGTATCCAAGCAGTAGGCACACCAGTATAGTGTCCTTCGCCTTGAATACTGTGAAAAATTTCACTATAATAATATTTCTTATCTGTTGCTATCATAATACTATTATACCTTTTCTAACCATTTTTGTCAAGTTCTTTTTTAGATATTGACCATGTTTTTTCATCTAATTCTTCCCAAATAAGATCATCACCGACATCCCAACCAGCTTGATCAATACTGCCAACCGGAAACTCTAAGTATAGTTCTTTTGATTTTCCGTCCTGTTTTACTTCTACTATCCAACTGTTAGGACCTGTTTGCTTTGGATATTTGCTCATCTTAGTTCTTTTACCTTTTCTAATATTCTAGCGCACACTAGTTGATTGCCTTCTGGTGTATAATGATTAATGTTACCTTTATAATACGGCCACATCTGCGATAAGTCAAGTTTAAAATCTTCTTTAGCATATTTTAAAGAGGATTCAAAATGATCTATGTGTAGTGTTGGTGTATACCTTGTTATGTTTTGTATTTCTTTTCTTAATAAGCTATACATATCTTCGTAATAATCAGGATCGAAATGGTGTTTAAAATAGCCTTTTGCCGCGAACACGGACGGCCTAATGCTAAACTTATCGTCAATGTCTGACATTAATAGATCGCAATCTTTGTGTAATTCTGTACTATGTATACTTTGTCTTGTGTGAACTCTATACGGGCTTGTGTGAGCTATAATAATTAAACTATACTGTCCTATATTAGAAACACTTTTTAATTGTTTAAGTATTTTATATTCACTTACGCCAGCTTGTGCTGTGTTAGTAATATCATAATACTGTTTTAGCAACAAAGGCCAACCAACACTCGTATCATTGGGATACTTTGCGGCAAAACTGTCTCCAGCAATTAGCAGTTTTTGAGCCATTCTAGAAAATCCTCTGCTACCAGTTTATGATAATCTTTATTGTAATGTTCGTCATCGGGTAAAAAATATTTTTTATGATCTATAAATTTTTTATTAAAATAATTTTCTACAGTCATAGGTGATATTTTAGTTACTTTTAAATCGCCGTAGAAGTCAAATGTTTTAGGAAACTTCATTCTATCAGTCATATTAAAAAAGTATAATCCGCAGTTACGATCGGCACACATATTATCCATTGTATATATGTCTTTAAAAAAGTCTCTTTGTTCTAAATGTGTATTCAAATCAAAGAAAAGTTTTATCTTCATAAAACTGTCTTTTCTAATATCGGGATCTAATAATGCGTTGTCGTGACTAAATTTAGCACCAACTGCTTCCTGAAAGTCTCCTTGGTGAGGCTTATTGTATAATTGAAATCGATCACCTTTAAACAACTCGTCTTGATAGATATCAATTAAACCGTCGTGCTTGTCTTTTACTTTTTTAGTAAAGTAATCTACAGGCAAAACTTCTGTGGATAGCGTTTTATTAAATGCTAAAATAAATCTATTCCATGATGACAACAGTACAAACACTTCGTCAGTGTCTGGATACTTGTCAAACATAGTCTTTAGCCAGTCTGGATATATTCTATTACATGATCCAGGCACAGCATAAATTGCTGTTTTCTTATTGTGTTTTAGACCGTACAATTCGGCGTAGTTGTTATCATTCCATATGGAATAGCTACCAGGACCTTGTTTTCCTGGTAGCGAGTCGTATCCGCATGTATGGCTGTCGCCTAAGAATACAGTAGTACCCATTATGAAAAATACTTATTAAGCATTTCTAATCTGTCATCAGCCGCTGCCATAGCGTCTAATTCTTTTTGGATAGTTTCAATGATATCAGAATGTTCTCCAATACCTACAACTGTACTCAAATACACATCAATATTCGTTTGGTGTTTGAGAATCTCCGCCTGCGCATGTGCCTTGGCGGCTGTTACTAACTTTTCCTTCAACATAAAACTCCCTTCTTATAGTTACCTTTGTTGGGTATTACGTGGCGAACCCCGCCACTAGGGTCTTCCATATCGCCAGCACGGCGCGGAATTAGGTGTACATGAGGCCACATAACAGTTTGTCCTGCGGCTTCACCGACATTTTGTCCAATGTTAAACGCATCACAGTATCCGCGTTCAACCCAATCGTAGCCCCATTTGTATGCGGCTTCCATACATTTAGTAAACGATTGCCAATTTTGTTCTTTAGGTACGAAAAGGATATGTCCTTCTGTAACAGGAAATCCATCTCGATAAACTACAAATCCTTTTGCGTCTAGCAATACATCTTTCCACGGAACGTCTTTAAATTCCATTAACGTGATCTCCTAAAAGACTTAACATTTGGATCTTCTGGTAAGTCATCTGCCTTGATAGTAAATTCATATCCAGCCATATTACCAACGTAATGTTTGTGTTTAGCAACATAGGTGAAGTGTACTTTTACTGTATTCATACTTACGTCAATAAACTTTTCTAGCCTTACGTTTAGGATGTATCCGTTTGTATCTTTATCATTGTTAGTACAATGAATAGAAACCATTTGATCTACCATATTATGTGACATTATATTCTCCTACATTTTCCCACGGATAAACTAACCAAACATCTTCTTCTGCTTTGTTAATATCGTGACACGAATAGTTAATAGGTACTAATACTTCGCTAGCCATGTTATCTGTAAGTGTAGCAAACTTTACATTGTTACCCCATACACGATGCCAATGAGAATCATCAGGCAAACAACCTGATTCCCAGTCTCGCATAATCCAATTGAATGTAGTACCTGTATCGTTAATATCATCTACAATAAGAATGTTCTTTTTATTGTTACCAGCATCACTGTGCGGATATCCAAAAGCATCTTCTGCCATCCAAGCATTACTTTCACTATCTCTGTTATCATCACGTAGGCTTACTTTAAGTGCTTCGCAACGAATGCCAGTCATATTACTAATAATAGTAGCAGGCACATTACCACCTCGGGTAATACCCACAATGTAATCAGGACGCCAGTTGTCTTTGTACATTTGATTTACAATGCTAACACACATACGTTCAATGTCAGCCCAGCTATAATAATGTTTCTTAATCATTTGTTTTCCTGTTGTTTTAGATACTGTTCATTGTGTATCCATCTATAACCTGATTGCGACCAATCAGTATCTGCTCCATACACATAACGTACAAAGCCCCATTCTTTCTTTTTAATTCCCATAAAGAATAAACTTGTACACGGTATTTCGTTACCATCGTCGTCTTTAGCAAGTTCTAACCAATGTAGGTCATCAGCTTTTCTAAAACGAATATTTCCTGGCCCACGCCATTCTTTTGTAGCACCTACTACAGCACCTTCTTGTGAAATAATTGGAATATGTTCCCAGTAACCGCCTTTGATAATAAACGCACCCCAATTCCAAGGATGATCATGTAGTGTTGGCTCGTCACTAACAAGAACCTTATGTAACGTAATGTTAAAAGGAAAGTTCTTGCGTTCTTTTAGAAATAGATAGTAACGGATAAGATACGGAATCTTACCTGTTCTATCTGTAATTACACGTTTACGTCCTAGCAAAGTAAACAACTTGTCAAGCAAACTACTCATACACATTCCATACTCTGTGTTTAGGTTGTAATAAAGAATAGATTGACTTTACTCTAGCATTGTACTCATCTTCATTTACTGCTAGGTTGTTTAAATGCCTTTGCCAAATAATACGCATATCTTCAGGAAGTGTTTTAATTTTAAGTACCTTCTCTAAAGATTTCTTACGTTCTTGTTGTTTACTTGTATTAAATGGTCCCATTATAGTTCCTCCAATATTCCTAAGCCTTCTGCGGCAATTAAAAAGAATCCTGCGAGTACAACATTACCCATAACAAGAAATACACCTGCTACAATACGTACTACACTTTTTACAAGACTAATATAAAAATGTTTCTTGCTTGGATCTTTAGGTTCTGGCGCTCCTGGCATATACACTCTTTCTGGAATAGGCATTACACTACCTCCATCAAAGGCTCACTAGTTGTATAGTCATGATAGTCGCCATTGGCATTATATTTTCTAACAACAGTTCTTTTAATTAGAACTTTGTCTTCTAATACGTATGAAGTTAACTCTTGTTTAAGCACGTTGTCGGTTGGTGCGTCAAGGGCTGTTCTTAAAGGTCCTTCTTTAATCATCTTGGGGCAAACTCCTGTTGTAATTTAATATTGTCCATAAACTCTTTTTTAGTACCTGGGTCATCTTTAAAACTTCCTCTTAGTACTGTAGTTTGTGTAAGACTACTATGTGCCATGATGCCTCTATTCTCACAACAGCCATGTGTTGCTTGGATATAAACACCTAAGTTTTTAGCGTTAGTTGCTATTTCAATCTCTCGAGCAATGTCATTACACAATTCTTCTTGTAGTGTTCCACGTCTAGCACACCATTGAGCAATGCGTGTATACTTACTAAGTCCAATTACTTTACCGTTTGGAATAATACCAATGTAAGCTACACCAGCTACTGGCTGATGATGATGTGAACACACACTCCTAAGCTCTGAACGTACTACAAGCATACCTGTGTACGCATCTTCTCCTTCATTTGGAAATGCTGTTGCTTTAGGAATAGGATCATAACGTCCTGTCATTAATTCATTAAAGTACATTTTAGCAAGACGTCTTGCTGTACCTTCTGAATTAGGATCAGTATGTCGATCAATTACAAGTGAATCAAGAACAGTTTCAAATGCTAGTGTAGCATCATCAATCAGTGCTTCTTTGTCACCCGCTTGTAATACTTCTGAAATGTTGTCGCCGGCCCAGTATCTAATACCAGCATCTTTTAATTTTTCTTTAATTTGATCTGACTTCTTCAATTTACGTTCTCCGAGTTATAGACGAGGATGTCTCTCATCATATCTTATTTTAACACTTTTATCATATTAGAGCAACCGAAAAAATTATCTTTCAGTTGTTTTACTTGTTTATTTAGGCTTGGAAGATAATTTTGGTAATTTTCCATATAGTTTTTTATAGTACCTTGTAGTGCTATTTGATTTCTTTGGTATGCTCCAAAGTCTTCAGTCCATTCACTTGGGTATTTAAATTCATCCAGTGCCATTTCACTATAACTAAGTCTATCAGGCACCATAGGAATAGCATCTACTAGTGCGCCTTCATACCAACTGATACCTAATGTTTCTTGTAAGTTAGCACTAAACACTAGTTTAGCCTCACCTAATAAGTTATGATATTCATTCTTGCTTAGTTCTTGTTCTTGACAGATCACGAACTCATACTGTGGCATCTTTTCTTTCAAATCACGGAATATCTCAACCTGCTTTTCAGGAGCAATTCTGTGTGGGAAAAGAATAAGATCTCTTTTCTTCATACCGTTATACATTGCTAGTGTATTAGGCAAGTATTCCATAGGCCATCCTGTTCTAATAACCTTTTTATCATTCCAATTCTGAAATACCTGATCAAACATATCAATATGGAAGTTAGTAGCGAAGAAGTTATGATCGTAACATTCATACATACTTTCTTCTGCTAGTCTGACCCAAGGCTTGTCGCCTATGAGCCTCCCAAGAAAATCAGCAGGATCATAAGACCCAGCATGCCATAGCCCACCAATTCTAATTGATACTCCCAAGAGTTCAGCCATATAACGAAGTTGGACCACAGTCGGATTCCAAGCGTCCGTATATAAGAAATAATCTCCATCTTTCACTTCTCCTTTACAGAACATTTCACCGATTTGTTCTAGTTGTTTTGATTTATAGACGTTAGTTCCGCCAAAGTTAAGAAATGCCCCAGGCGTTGTAGCCTGAGGCGTCTCTCCCCCACTCACTACAATAACTTCTTTACCGGTAGCATTCCGCAGTAAGTTAGGAACATGTTCCTTCCACTGTTTAGTATAACGTGTGTCTACTGCTTCAATATCTACGATAAAAATAGTCATCTAGTGTTTCCTTTTATAACTTGTGTTATAGCGTGGCCTCCGTGGACGGTAGTTACTCCGCTTACTTGCCAAATAAGCCCGCCAATTTTCATTGGACTTATTGTACAAATGGGCAGGATCGAACTCACGGAGTTCAAAGCGGCAAAAATCCAAATACGTATCCAAGTCATTAAAGACACGAGTGTACGCATCGCGGTTAAACTTGATTGCCATTTTATAATTCCTCTTATCACTATGGTTTCGGGTAAAAAATGTTGCAGCCGTTTTCGCCGTCTTCGGCAACTTCAATCTCAACAAATCGGCCTGGGTATTTTGCTGAAATCTGATTGTATAGATCATCTGCGATCATCTCGCATGATTTGTAATCTAAAACAAGCACTTCACTGTTGGTTGAGGACGTTCCCTCAGTTCCCTCAGTATTTCCTCCGGAATAGAGCCTTTCGAGCCATCGCTTGAACTGGATGAACTCGATATCTCTATCGTTGTGTCGCACTTCAATGCGCACCCTGAAGTGGAATATATGACGATGAGGATAACCAAGAAACGAAACATCATCCCAGTCTCCTGTTGCCAATTTTGGATCGTCTAGTGCAGCTGGGTATTTGTGTATACCCTCTTTTTTGAATGTTACCCATATAGACCTATTTACCTTAGATCTCATATAGTCTTTGTGATCTTCTTCTTTCATTTTTCTCATCATAAAGTTGTGGTGACTTTCTTGTTGTGTCATTATAGTATACCATCATTCTACTGGTTTGTCAAGTGTATATTTTGTCCAATCTGTAAATTTATTACGATCTAATAGATCATGTAAACTATGACACCATACACCTGGATTGGTTGCCTTAAAGTCCTTGTCGTCAATTTTCAACATAGTGTTGTAGTTCCACTGTTTCACATAAGGCAATGGAATGCGTAGTTGTGGAATAAAGTTTTCATATTCAGTAAGACCGGTATCGAGGAACTCTTCTGCGTAACCGATTGGAATATCTAAACTACAAAGTTTGCCTGCGGCTAAGAACGCTTTGATCATTCTTTCCCACGATTCCCATTCAGCGTGTTTTACAGGTTCAAACGAATGATTAGCACCAAAGAAGATGTGTTCGCATTGTTCATCGTCGTAATACTTTTGTATAACATCACATGGGTGTGTACCTGTTACAAACAGAGTCTTTAATCCAAACGCAGGAGTCTTTTCAACTTCTACGCCTGTAAAGAATGTTACGTTAGATGATTGTCCTGTTTCATACTGTCTTAGCATGTTCTTCCTCTAGCTCTACAATTTGCTGTTTAATTTGTAATTTTTCTTTCTTTAATTCTGTTAATTTAATATAGTCTGTACTTAAATAAGGATTAGAAAGTCTGTCAATTTTTGTATCTAGCTCTAAGTGCTTTTCTTTAAGTGATTCTAATCTAGACATTATGCCTCCTGTTCGTGATATAATTCCTCTAGCTCAGCCAATGCTTCATCATTTGGATCGTTAAAGTCTTCAATACCACCAGTTTTTTGTTCTTCTTCGAACAAGTTATTAAATGTATTATTCGCTACACCACCTTTCAAACGCATACCCATCATATTATTGAGCATAGGTTTTGCTTGTTCAATCATTTCAAATGGAGTTTCACTAGCAAATAATTCTTCTACAAAGCGATCGAAGTACAATACATTACGAGGTACCCAATCACTAAATTCATCACTCATATCTGAGTCTTTAATTTTACGCCATGCTTTCCAGTCTGGCTTAAATCGTGCTGTTTCAATATCAGATAAGTTGTTAGCACGTTGTACAGCAACAATATGACAGTATGTATTATGTGCCATCATTAGTGCGTAACTAAAACTATCCCAACTAGTCTTTCCAACCTTACCTATTTTGTTTTGCATATCACCTTTATACCAGCAAACATCGCCTTGTGTAATTCTACGACCAATTTCACTTTCAAAAGGAAAAGGAATATCAAAGCGTTGACTAATATCTTTGTTGTCTGGTGCTTTGTCCATAATAACACTCCAACGCTTATTTGTGTGTTGTGCGTTAGTGTATACAAGTCCGTGTGCTGTTGCGATAAAAGGACTAGCACAGTCAAAACTTACAGTAAAGTTTTCGTTAACTGTCTTACGTACTTGACGTTGAATGCTTGTTAAGTAACAACTCCAGTCCAGTTGTGCTGTACCCAAGAAGTGCATCCAATCTCGATCCTCTAACAGTTGTTCATCACGTAGTGTAATAATTCGCTTAAGAGCAATTTCCATATCACACATGTTTTTACCACCCATTGCCCAACCTTCAGTTGGAAGATGTTTAACTGCTTGATACCACGCATCAGCAGTTTCCCAATCACTACCTTGTAACACATTTAAAAACTTAGTATTACCTAAACGGTTATCAATAAAAAATTTGTTATTGTGTAGTGTTTTATCTAAGCAGTCTTGAAAACTCTTAAGTCCTGTTTTAGGTGAATGAATATGATCACTTGCCCAGGTCGGAACATCAAGTAACATACTCCAATCAGCTGTAAGTTCTAACCAATTTAAAATGTTTCTACGTGTTTTATCAGCCGCGGCACCTTCAAAATTTAACCAGTCAAATTTAAGTACACCTTTACCAATCTGATAACCGCCTGAGTCTCCTACGATTACTGTATTATCTCTATCACGTTCTTGTAACATACTATCTTGTTTAATTGTTTTTTCAAGATCAAGTTGAGCGTGACCCGCAGAATATAAACCATACTTGTATGAAAAATACCCTTTGTCTGCGTTTAGGAAGTTCATACCCTCAATGCCTCGATCAAATCCTTGCGGAACACGATCTTTAGGAACAAACTCTCCATATCTCTGTTTAGAAATATATGTTGAATAAAAAGTACTAATCGCAGGCAAATACACTGCGTAGTCTTTTTGTAAAGGCGATAAATTAACCGGTGCTGTCATATTAGGCTGCCTGTGCTGGAATAATGTATTTGTAATTTGCTATACCACTATCAAGTTCGATCTGGATAGCACCATCGTTACTAAGGCTCATCTTAGTACTGTTTACATCAGCAATTTTAAGAATTGCTAAGATAGGAGCAACTGGCCAAGTCCAACCTCTATCAAGTGTTCCTTCTACATCAGTAGCAAAGATAAACTCGCCTGCGTGTGAGCTTGCGTCACCAAAAATAAATTTAAGGTTATTCTGATCTGTTTTAGCAAGGAATGTTGGATGCTCTGGATTAGCACCTGCTTGGAAGTTCATACGCTGAACACCAGCAAGTGTAGGAACAATACTCACATGCCAATTAGCACCACGGAATTTAACAGTTTTCATCTTTTCGTTAATAATTTCCATGTTCATAAAACGGTAGTCGTTTTTAAAGTCACCGTCTTTGTTCTCAAAATGAATACCAACTGGAATAGTTTCTCCGTTTCGGCTTGCTGTTGTAATATTGATCTTAGCGTCTTCTTTATATTCACTACCGTCTAACAGATACTTTAGTTTCTGTAGTTGCGGCATACCAAATACACCAATCATATCTGGATAAGGATTATTAGTTGTTGCTTCCATAATCACAGAGCGGTCATCTGCCATCGAAAAAATAGCAGTTTCTTTTTCATCGCCTGTAACCTTAACTGTGGTCAGGAAGCCTAGGTTCTGTGTATGGCTTACAATGTCTTGTAAAATGTCTTTCATAAGGGTTTCTCCATTGTTCTATTATACATTATATTACGTTTATTTAGGTTTGTCAAGTGTTTTTTATTCAAAATCAAACAAACTGTTAAAGGTGTTGTCTTGTCTTGTAGATTTAATATCCCAATCCAAAACACCAATTAAATTACCCAGCTTCTCATCAATAACAGTAGTTTCCATAGTTGCGTCATCAAACGGAAGCTCTTTAAACCATTCAGGTAGTCGTAGTTCGTCCACAGGATACGCAACACTAGTGAATCCCATTGGATTGTCTTTTACCTTACAAACAATAACTTTCGCACCGTCTGTAATAGTTTGACTGTACTTGTCATCATTCATGCGTTTAAGCGTATTCCAATTGATACTTGCTCTTACATGACCTGGCATATTTGCCTTTCCAAGTTTCTTTTCTTTGGCTTGATATTCTGTGATCTTATTAGCACGTTTTGGAGAGCCTTTCTCCCAACCTGATCGTCCGTGAAAATCTGTTCTAAATTCTGAAATGTATGCTAGTACATCTTCTTTAGGTTTTCCATCCAGCACTTTTTCTAACACTTCTTTTAAGAAATCTTGGATAACAACTGGAGTATCAGAACGTTTAAGATCTAGTCCCATTGCTTTAATTTTACCTGGCTTGCCTTCTGTATCAACACGAAAGCCTTCCATGTCATAGTATAACACAGCATATCGTTTCTTTGTAATAAACAATCCACTTGAAGCAACTACTTCTCTACCAGCCTTAATAACATCGCCTCTTGTTTTTGGACAGTGGAAACTATCTAGCATCATTTTAGGAAAACTAGCCGAAGCGTCATCAGCAATCTGATCATACAGTTGTACAACAGAATCTTTAGTCCAAGGTATACTACCGTTATCAATATCTTCTTTTAGTATATTGTAAGCACTAAAGTAAGATGAATCAGTATCACCGTAAATAATTGACTTTCCTCTGTAGTCATAATCGCCTGTAATAATTTCATTAATCTTTGCGGACATATGTTTAACAATAGTACGTCCTGTAAGTGTAGTTGACTGTCCAATACGGTTATCAAAGAATCTACAACCTGGATTAAGAATAGCACCATACAAACTGTTGAGCAAAATCTTCTTAACCAACTGTCGCTTGTCCCAGTATTCAATTTGAATATCGTTCTCAGCATCTTTTGCTTCTTTAAGTTTAGCTTGCATCTCTTTACGTTCAGCATACCAACGCTTTAACAGTCCAGGAATAATACCTTCTTTCTCGTATGTAAAGATTGTACCGTTAGCACTTAACATCCATGGTTGATTACTTTCAAAGATCAAGTCATGTATTTGTGCGCCAGTGAGTGTATCTTCGTTACCATCTTCCCAATCGATAATGATTTCTTTTGATACGTTCTTTTCCATGACTAGTTCATACTCTAAACTTCCGAACTGTCCTTCCCATGCCGCGGCAAAGGACTTTTTGTTACGTACCATTTGTTCATCGATATAGTTTTTTGTATAATCCTGTCGAAGCTGACCTACAATAGTTTCTGGACCCATATTCAAAGCACGAATAGCACTTGGGTATAGTGAATTGATATCAACAGAGCCAATCCACGAATGAATGCCTTTTTTAGGATAAGCAACATACGCACCTGCCGCAGGCTCACTGCCAGGTTCTCGTCTAATCCTATTAGGAACAATAAAGCCACGTTTGTGTGCTTCGTTGATAATACCTTGTTCTGTAACAGCAACAGCACCCATTGTTGTTTGTAGAAGCACGGTGTTTTCATGAGCAACTACATTAGCAAGGTCTATAAACTTTAGTTTCTTGTCTAGTTTATCAAGCAATGCTGTGTCTTGTCTATTGTATTCAATGAATGTTCTAAAGTCATTGTTGTAAAGTTGATCTAGTGTACCTTCATACACAGTTTTGTTTTCACCAATTTCTTGTTCACCAATAGCATCAAGTCTATATGTATGTCGTTCTTCATATGTGTACTTACGATACAGTTCCAAACTATCTAAGTGTACACGACCTATAAGATCATATGTGACACTTTTACGTCCAAACTTTTCATACTCACGTTTCTTAGGAAGTTGATCCCAAAGGCAAAAGCGTCTTGTATCATCTTTAGATAATGTTTTAATTACACGGTTAACTGTGTAGGGAATATCAAAGCCTTCACTGTTCCAACCTGTAAGTATGTCTGCGTCTTGAATTAAGTCTAAAAAAGCATCAAGTAATTCTGCTTCTGAATCAAACAAGTACGTATCTGGAATTCCTTTGATAGCTTCTTTTGCTTCTTCCATGTTCATAGTCTTAGGAGGAATAGCAAAACATATTAGTGTATCCAGCCATTGTAAGTGAACAGCGATAGAAGTAATTGGCATGAACGCATCTTCTGGAGAAGCATATCCACGCTCTGGATCGAAGTCAACTTCGATATCAAAAAATGCTACATTAAGTTTGGGCGGATCTTGATTAAGATAATTATCTTCTAGACATCTAAAAATAGGATTGACATCGCTTTCGAATAATTTCTTGTTGCTATAGATCTTTTGTTCTTTGTGAAAGTCTTTAACGTTTTTACAAGTAACACGTTGTAATTGATCACCGTATATACTTTGATACTTTCCTCTAGGGTCAGCATAATAAAAAACATATCTTGCGGGGTATTCTTTAAATTGGCGTTTGCCGTTTGTGTCTCGTTCTACAATATTAATAATATCGGCATCACGATTATAGAACGCATCTACATAACTCATATATTTTCTCCTATGTCACTTTAGGCTGACAAATACCTAGCAATCAATTATTGGCTGATTGTGCCTTTCTCAAAACTATTTATTACCACCAGTTAGCGGCAACGCCGAATCCGAATATATTTACAATAGCAAAGTAAATAGTAATCAACATAACCCATGCTGAGCCTCTGCGATAACTTGCGTATGCTTGTGTAAGACTTCCTACAAAAAATCCTGGATACACTATTAGCATATTAGGGTTCTTTGCGTTAACTGCTAAGGTCAAACTAGCACCAACTGTAAATATAAAACTAACAAGCTCAAAGTAGAACGCTGTTTTATCAGAGTTGTAACTGTTTGCCCAAAAGTTAATTATGGTTTGTTTCATGAAGTGGTATCGTCTTCTTTAGTTGGCAAGTTATTAGTAATGCCAAGGATACTTTCAATCTCTTCCCATTCTTCTTCGTGTTTAGCCCATTCATCTTTAAAAGCAATTTTTATTGCTTTATTGATTGTGCTTGGTTTTACTTCTAATTCTTCTGCTACTGCTTTAACAGTATCTTTTAAACCTGCGTTAAGGTCTTCTACTTCTTGTAGTACAGTTGCGCCTTCTTTGATAAGTCTGTCTAATTTTGCTTTTTCTTCCGGACCGTAGTGTGATCTTGACATATTAATCTCCTAGTTAATTTATATATTATACAGTCATAAAAAAAGGCAGTCAAGTATTTTAACTGCCTTAATTTACCAATATGTGTTTTAAATTATTCTGAAATAACTGTTCTAGTAACGTCCCAAACACCGCCTTTTGATTCGTATACTTTAGCGGCGTATGCTTCTTGCTTAACTCCACCTTCAGTTACTTTGGAAGCGGCAACACGTTTTGCCCAATTCCAAATAGCAGTGTCAACAGCATTTACTTTCATTTCGCCGTTGCTTTCTTTTACAATCTTAATAGCATCTAAGAAGCTCATTGACTCAGCAACTGCTTTCTTAGTAGTAACAACTGATTCAGTTTTACCTTTCTTTTTAGCAATAGCATTCCGTAAACCTGCTGGTAATTTCTTTTGTTTAGCACTTAGACCTTTTTCTGGCTTGTCATCTTTGCTGTCTGCGCCTTTTTTGCTAGTGTCTTTCTTTCCTTTAAGGAAAGCTGGCTTATCGTCTGACTTGTCATTTGGCGTACCGTTATCATCCATAGGCATCTTCTTCTTAGCTTCTTTAACAAGTTTTGATTCAGCGGCCTTTAGGATGTCTTCAACTTCTTCATCGAATTTTTTGGACTTAACTTTAATAGATTCTGTCTGATCGTCATCAGTTTTCTTAGACTTTTTGGAATCTTTTTTAGGACTTTTACCTTTTTTCTTTGCTAATGCGTCAATAGCCGCCTGTGGCATTTTGCCTTCTTCAACAGATCTGTCCACACTACTATCTTGAATTTTCTTTGATTCTGCTAGTACT